TACGCCTGCGGGTTCGTGACCCCCAAAGAATCACAACAGCCATACCGACTAGCCGTGATCTCGGCAACAACGAAGTCCTAGTTAAGTGGGGCGTAGACGAAGCAAGAGTGCTACGCAATCTTAACGTCAAGAATGTACCGTCCCCAATACTAGGTCAGTACGATTGGCCGGGCCGATACAAACCTTTTGAACACCAAAAGACTACAGCATCCTTCCTTACACTAAACAGTAAGGCGTTCTGCTTTAACGAGCAAGGTACAGGAAAAACTGCCTCTGCTATCTGGGCTGCTGACTTCTTACTCAAACAAGGCGTCATCAAAAAAGTCCTGATCATCTGTCCTCTGTCTATCATGGACTCTGCGTGGAGGGCTGACCTGTTTACATTCGCAATGCACCGTAGTGTAGACATAGCCCACGGGCCAAAGGACAAGCGCCGTCAGATAGTTATGGGTGACTCAGACTTTGTGATCATCAACTACGATGGTGTAGAGATAGTAGAAGAACATATACAGATGGCTGGGTACGACTTGATAATCGTAGACGAAGCCACACACTACAAGAACGCAAACTCAAAACGCTGGAAAGTACTTAACAGAATAATAAAACCCGAGACATGGGTGTGGATGATGACGGGTACTCCTGCCGCTCAGTCCCCCCTCGATGCGTTCGGGTTAGCTAAGATGATTAACCCACTAGCTGTACCGCGTAGCTTCTCCTCATTCCGCGAGATGGTCATGTATAAGGTGACGCAGTTTAAGTGGGTTCCCAAAGACAATGCAGTAAACAAAGTACACGCAGCACTACAGCCAGCGATTCGGTATACGAAGGAGCAATGCCTCGATCTACCAGAGATGACATACGCCAAGCGTGAGATCGAACTGACACCGCAACAGAATAAATACTACAAAGCTATACGCAGTCACATGCTAACAATGGCTGCTGGAGAACAAGTTACTGCACCAAACGCTGCTGTAACTATGAACAAGCTACTGCAAATCTCATGCGGTGCAGTCTATGCCGACAGTGGAGAGACAGTAGAGTTTGATATTAAGAACAGATACAAAGTATTGAAGGAAGTTATTGACGAGGCTAGTCAGAAAGTACTGGTCTTTGTGCCGTTTAAGCACGCCATCGACATACTATCTGAGAAACTTTTTAAGGACAAAATATCTAACGGGATCATCCGGGGCGACGTAAGTGTTTCAAAGCGCACTCAACTGTTCAAAGAATTCCAAGACACAGACGATCCCAGAGTCCTGATAATACAGCCGCAAGCCGCAGCACATGGTGTCACCCTAACCGCAGCAAATACCATCGTATGGTGGGGGCCAGTGGCTTCGCTAGAAACTTATGCTCAAGCTAATGCACGGGTGCATCGGTCTGGGCAAAGGCATCCTTGTACAGTCGTACAGTTACAAGGCTCACCGGTCGAGAAAAGAGTATACAAACTACTTGACCAAAGAATAGATGTGCATACAAAAATAATAGATTTGTACAATGAAGTACTTGAAATGTAAAAGCACTGCACATATAATCACTCCCCCAAACTAAAACATAAAGGAGAACGATGAAATGACCGAAGCTGAAGAGGTCGGGTTAGACCGACTTGTTGACGCCTGCATAAAAATCCGTGAACGGAAAGCGGCTATCACTGACGAGTTAAACACTAAGCTCAGTGCGCTGGACGAGAAGCTGACTAAATTTAAGCAGGTGCTTAACGATCATTGCGAGGCTACTGGCGCTGAGTCAGTACGCACGGCCAGCGGTACCTTCTACCGATCAGTTAAGACCAAGTTCTGGACATCTGATTGGGAAAGTATGAACGAGTTTATCATGCAGCATAAGGCTGTGGATTTGCTGGAGAAGCGTATCCATCAGACCAACATGCGTACCTTCCTTGAGGAGAACCCTGACAAACTGCCGCCCGGTCTTAACGCTGATAGCGAATACACTATAACTGTACGGAGGAAAAAATAGTGTCAGATGCAAAGTACGTTACTTTGGATGAACTAGCTGCACACGTAGGTGTCAAAGTATCTACGGTTAGGCAGTGGGTGAAGCGCGGGTTTGTCCCACGCGAGACTTACATAAAGGCCGGTAATACCTACCGTTTCTGTGTGGAGGATGTTGTTGCTGCACTGCGGAAGGAAGAACCAAAGGGCCGGTATGAGGCAGCGGTTGAGAAAGCCGCAGATAATCTGCGTGAGGGGGATGAACGCCCTGAGCGCGGTACTGTAACTCGTGAGATGATAGAGAACGTCATCAATGAGTACGAAGAAACGAAGTCGAGCGAAGAGCGCGACGTAGAAGACATGCTGTCGGAGTTAGATGATGACATCTGATGGGTTGCCTGATAGCTATAAGAACTTGTTTTCTAAGCTGAAGTCTGAGGCTCCGAAGTCAGAGATCAACCGGATAAGTATCCGAGAGAATGCGTTTCGCAAAGTAGTTGGTGGTAAAGAAGTTGAAGTTCTTGAGGGCGATAGTTTAAAACTTGTAATAGTAAAGACTGCACCAATCTCAAGAATGTATTATGCTGGTGAGTTCGTATCCGGCGACCACAACACTCCCACTTGTTGGTCTGACGATCAGGCAAGTGGGAGACCCTCACAGAATGTTGGTGAAGGTAAACAACACATTACATGTTTTGATTGTAAGCAAAACATAAAAGGTTCCGGACAGGGCAACTCCCGTGCGTGTCGGTTTCGGCAACGCATAGCAATCATGCTAGTCGATGATAATAACGAGTTGACCAATGATACGGTGTACCAACTTGACCTTCCGTCTACCAGTATTTTTGGTAACGATCAAAAGAAGATGTCAATGCAGGCGTTTGCAAAGTACTTGAATGCTAACAAAACTCCGTTGGCTACTGTCCTTGTAGAAGCTAGGTTCGATGCGGATTCCTCGATACCGAAGCTGTACTTCAAAGCAGTGCGACCACTGGAAGAGCGAGAACTTTCAATTGCGATGCACGCACAGAAAGACCCAGACACTAAGGAATTAGTGAAACTTGTTTTCAAATCTAACACCCCCAAAGGTGACAATGTTCAGAGTATGTTTGATGTTGTTGAAGGGGAAGGAGTCTACGTTCAAAAGTAATACCGCAGTATCTAATCTTGGCTGCAAAGCCAAAGCACATTAACCCTTGTTTATACGAGAGCGATTATGAGTAAGAAAACTTTTATGATTCGCAACGTGGAAGCGTTATATCCACGACTAGATCAGCCATACCACTTCTCATCTACGGGTGGTAAGAACGGTAAGGGCGGCACTGTACCTTGTGCAGCTACTGATCAGGGTGCTGAGTACAGCATGAGTTTTAAGCTAGACAAAGCGCAAGCTAAAGAGCTACTAGCAGCGATGACTAGTGCCTATGAAGATGATCGGGAAGATAGCTGGCCCGGTATGTCTATGCCTTTCAAGAAGCCAGAAGATGGCGGTATTGTAGGTAAAGCCAAAATAGCTGCGTCCTACAAAAGCCCACCAAAGTTATTTGATGCGGCAACCAAACCTTTACCCGAGGATTTCCAACTCACTACAGGTAGTATTGTGAATATATTTGTAGAGTTGATTCCTTATAGCGGTGGTATGGGCAGCAGCGTATCTCTACGGTTACGGCAAGTTCAAGTAATCAAACTGAAAGAACGTACTGATACTTCTGTGTTCGATGCACAAGAAGGATTCACTCAGTATGAAGAAAGCGTGTTTGATGCCGCTCCAACTGAAGCTCCTAAAGAAGCTGCTAAAGAAGAACCAGAAGAGCCATCAGAACCAAAGGTTCGTGAGTCTAAGAAGAAGCCACCGGCTGATGACGATCTGTCTTCAATGCTCGATGAGTTTGATGACTAACAACTTTTGTTCTTTTAACCTGAGACGCCCTTCGGGGCGTTTCTCTCTACGATATATGACTTATGGATACTCGACAGTTTTTAGATACTGTCTTAGGAAGTGAGGGTTTCTATTGCACAGTCGGAATGAAGGAGGGGATCAAGGCTAAATTTTCCAAGACAAAGGAAGAAGCTTTGGCCCATATAGACGCTGCTAACAAGGACGACAACAATGTATACGTAGCTCTGGCTACGTTCAAAACGGAAAAGCGCGAGAAGAACAACGTACAGCAGTTAAAGACTATATTCCTTGATATAGATTGCGGTGAAGGAAAAGACTATCCAACTAAGACTGAAGCTTATACAGCACTAAAAGAATTTACTAAACGCTACACCCTGCCAAACCCATCTGTCCTTGTTGATTCAGGGCGGGGCTGGCATATCTACTGGGTGCTAGATAAACCGTACGGTAGGGACGAATGGATCACCGTTGCGGAACAATTAAAGAGAACCTGCAAACATGCAGGGTTAAAAGCAGACGTACAAGTTACTGCGGATGCCGCTCGTATCCTACGCGTACCGGGGACACGCAACCACAAGACTAGCCCCCCTTTAGATTGCACTGTGTACAGCCACAACGATGGCGTAATCAGTTTGGAAGAGTTTTCGTCCAAGCTACCCGAAGATTTGATACCAGTTCTCTCTGTACAGGAATTCTCTGAAGAAGATCAGGAGGATATGAAGAACGCTCTGGGCAACAGAGTGATAAAAAGATTTGAGGTACTGCTAGATAAAACAGTAAACGGTACGGGCTGCGCTCAGATAGACAGAGCTATACGCGAGCCTGACTCAATAAATTACGCGCTGTGGACGCACGTCATGTCCATAGCAAAGTTCTCTGACATAGATATAAGCGAAGCGCGTGGTATGGAGAACGTGCACGCTATATCTAGTGGGTACAAAGATTACACTGTAGAAGAAACCAATAACGTAGCGCGTACCATTGAGGCACCGCACAGTTGCGCGAGGTTTGAAGAGGAGTACCCAGAGGGTTGCGAAGGTTGCCCACACAAGGACAACGACAGATTCAAAAGCCCGATAAGTCTAGCCATAGTTCCAAACGAGGCGTCTGAGGAAAGCTACACAGTAGAGGTTCCAGACAATAGTGAGGTTGCGTTAGACACAAAGAACACAGAGGACGTACCTTCTACAGTAACCATCCCCAAATACCCGAAGCCGTATTTCAGATACGAGGGTGGGGGCATAGGACTTAGGGAGATGAAAGATGGCAACGCTGAGATAAAGGAAGTACTCAGTACTGACCTGTATATCATACGCAAGTTACGCGACAGAGTAGCTGGCACTTCTTTTATATTTCGCCACCATACTAAGCGGCATGGTATCCGAGACTTTATGATACCTGCTTATAAACTTGTTGGTAGAGAAACATTTAAGGTAGAGCTGACCAAGCGCGGTGTTTTTACTATGAAACCTGCGGTGCTTATGGACTTCGTGGCGGCTCTTGTGGATCACGCTGAAGAGCACATGGAAGAGCACAGTGTGGCAGAACAGTTTGGTTGGACTGAGAATAACAAGTCTTTCATTCTGGGTGACCGAGAGGTATTCCCTAACGAGATCAGACCTAACTACCCCAGTTCAATAACAGAGGGATACTTTGCACACTTCGACAAAAGCGGTAGCTTAGATGAGTGGAAGAAGATTCCTGAGTTCTTTGACAAAGTGGGGTTTGAGCCGCATCAGTATATGTTCGGTATGTCGTTTGCTGCACCGCTAATGATCTTTGCACCAAAGATAGCTGGCAGTATCTTCCACTTGAAAAGCACCGAGTCGGGCTTCGGTAAGTCTACCGGTCAGTTTGCTGGTGCGTCCGTGTGGGGCAACCCTTCGCTAGTAGTACAGAAAGGTGATGATACGTTTGCTTCTGTGTGGAAAGTTACAGAGACATACAAAAACATTGTTGTGTACCTAGACGAGTTGTCCAACAAAGACGGTAAAGAGCTTAGTAACTTCGCCTATGCAGTCAGTCAGGGTATGCAGAGAAATCGTCTGCGGGGTAACTCAGGGGAGACTGTAGAGCGTTACAGAGGCAAGCCGTGGGCTACTCTGGTACCGACCAGTGGTAATACAGGCATCCTCGACACCATATCAGCAGACTTCAGGCAGCATCCGAAAGGAGAAGCACAACGTCTGTTAGAAGCAGAGACTTTGGTAAAGCTTGAAGAAGATGCAGATACCACCAAAGAAGGCTTTGAGCTTAACAAGTTGTTAGAGAACAACTATGGGTGGGCTGGTGAACTTTACATAAAGAAGTTAGTGAAGAATCAGGAAGCTGCGGAAGGTTTGTTACTTCATCACGTCAACAAACTTATAGACCGTACGGGGCTGACAGCACAAAACCGATTCTGGTTGTGGCAGGCTGCTGCTGTGATAACTGGACTAAGCATTGCTCAACGCATAGGGCTGCATAACCTTAACATAGCCAACCTTGAGGATTGGATATGCAAGATGCTACGGAAAGCACGCAGTGATACTACCGCCGCCGTACTGGATATAAGAGACATACTTGCCCAGTACTTCGCCGAAAACAATCGCAATATAATTAGAGTAAATGATTCTCAAGATGCAGTCATAGACCCAGAGCTAGAGGTGTACCTGAGAGACACCGATAAGCCGATGTATAAGATTGTGGCTAGGATAGAGAACCAAACCAACATTGCGTACCTGTTACCAACACCGTTCAAGAAGTGGTGCGGTAATAGAAAGCTTGAATACAGCCACATGCGGCGTCTGATAATTGATGAATTGGGGGGTGTAGATGCCAAATACAGGCTCGGTACAGGCATATCAGGGATAAATTTACCCCCAACCTATGTTTTAAAGCTGGATTGGAGCGAGGAACAGCCCGTAGAAACGGTAGAAAAAGACGATATATAGTGGTTCTACGTTGTTCTACCACACTATATTGTGGTACATTGCGCTCTCATCGTTCTCGTAGAGAGATCATTGCCCTCCTTGTGGGGGCATTTTTTTACAAGAAAAAGTCTCTCTCGCCC